ACAAGCACTTACTCCTACTAATCCATTGATTACGTCAATGGTGAGTACGTTTGATGATTGCATTAACACAGCAATCAGAAAAAACAATGACTATGGTGGTACTAATAATGACCCTTTTGCAAACTTTAGAAATAGCACCATTGCAGGTGTTACTGTGCAAAAAGGAATCCTTGTTAGGCTCATGGATAAAATGACAAGAATTTCTACATTACTTGACAAAGAAGCCATGGTTAAAGATGAAACAATTTTTGACACCATTGATGACGCCATAAATTACTTGGCAATTTTAAAAGCATATCAACAATTAAAACCAGAAGAAAAACATTATGAAAAAGTACACTAAAAAACCAGTAACCATTGAAGCAGTATTGTGGAAAGGTACTAACCTAGAAGAAATTCTTGCATTCTGTAACATGGCATATATGGCATATGACATTGATGGAGGAACTCTTAAGATTAATACTCTTGAGGGTCCAATGACTGCTACAGAAGGTGATTTCATTATCAAAGGCATCAAAGGTGAATTTTATCCTTGCAAAGGAGACATCTTTAATCTATCATATGATGAAGGTGAGCCTACTGTTACAAAATCGCTTCACAACACAACAGCAAATGGAGCTAAGAAGAATGTAAAGGATATCAAGTTTTGGGGTGATGGCGATACGTTTAGACTAATCAGCAAAGCATCAAGTGAAGCTGAAGGCTGGATGAAATCTACCAAAGCTATGCCTGCTGGAGATTCTGTAGTAGTACAGGTTACAACACAGCAAAGAAATCCTGATGGTTCATACAGTATTGGTGAAGCATTAACTACAGTACCAAACGCAATCATTGCTGAATTCTTAGAAGAAGATGATACAGTAAAATATAGAACAATCATACCACGTGTTTTAAACGATCATGCTGGAATGGTAACTGTAAAACACAAAAATGAAAAACTCACACTTGCAGAAAATGGAAGTAACTAAAATTGAAAAAAAGTACAGATTGACTCACTATGACCTGGTTAAATATCAGGTCATAACTGAGTTTGTATTTTTTAAAAAAGAGAATCTTATTGACACTGACTTAGAATTACTTACGCTTTTGGCCATAGAAGGACCTGTTGACTTGACAAAATTTTGTAATGATACAGTTAAGAAGACACATCCTGATATAGCACCAGAAGAATTTGGAGTAAGGTCACAGAATGTGCGTAATAAATTGACCAAGCTGGAGAAGCGTGGGCTGATAAAAAAATCAGATAGTTTCAAAAAAACTATACAGATTGCTATGTCTGTGCCTGTACTTAAATCTGGCAATGTTCTTTTAGACTATAAATTTTTAGCACTTGAGACCAGTAAAGCGTAAACAGATTTCTGAAAAAGTTGCAGAAAGATTAAATTTGTCAGCTGAGACTGTAGATGAAATAGTATCTTGTTATTATAGTTCTATACAAAGGATGCTTAGTAATTTGGAATTTCCTAATATTACAGTACAAAACTTAGGTATATTCCACATTAAACGCAACGCGTTAGAAAAAAAACTTGATGCATACAGGAAATCATTAGTAAAATATGAGGCTATAGTTCAACCAAACATGTCTGAGTTTAAATCAATTATGGATTTAAAGCATAACATCACAAGATATGAAAAGGCATTGGAAGAACTTGACAAGAGTGACAAACAAAAGTTGTCAAAACAAGAAGAAAAGTTAATCTACAAAAAAAACAAATTATGAACTTAATAACATTGTGGAAAGAAAAAGGTAAAATCCTTGAAGGTGTAAAGAATAGTATATTCAAACAAGAACACATTGAGGATATTGCAGCATCAAGAATGGCAATTTGTGAAGATTGCTTTTTTATAGATAAAGAAGGTGCTAAGTGTTATATGCCTGGCACACAACCATGTTGTGGAGAATGTGGTTGTAAACTATCTTTCAAAACACGCTCACTATCATCTTCATGCCCTAAAGGTAAGTGGGATGCAATTATATCTGAAGATGAGGAAGAGGCTATTATTAACAGTATAAAAGACTAAGAATGTTATCATTTGTACCAGAGAATCATAAATATGTGTCACTTGACCCAAACGACCAGATAGATTGGATTAGTGTCACCACACTGATTTCTTATTTTAAGCAACCATTTGATGCGAAAGCAATATCAAAAAAGAGTTCAAAATCAAGTAAGAAGTGGAAAGGTCTAACACCAGAAAAAATCCAAGAGATTTGGAAGTCTGAGGCAAAACGTGCTACAGATTTAGGAACATGGTATCATGATCAACGTGAAAAAGATTTAGTATCATGTGATACTATCAATCGTCACAACGCTACACTGGCTGTAATTAAGCCAATTGTTAATGAAAAAGGTTATAAGGTCGCATCATCACAGAAGTTGCTTTCTGGTATATACCCAGAGCATCTTGTATTTCTACGTTCAGTAGGAATTTGTGGTCAATCAGACTTGGTAGAGATTGCTCATGGTTTAATTCATATCACAGACTACAAGACCAACAAAGAAATTAAAACACAATCTTTTGTAAACTGGGAAGGAGTTTCTCAGAAAATGAATCACCCTGTATCTCATTTAGATGACTGTAATTATTTTCATTATGCATTACAGTTATCAGCATACATGTACATGATACAAAAACACAATCCTTCACTAAAACCTGGAAATTTGGTATTACATCACATTATATTTGAAACAGATGGTGTAGATCAATATGACTATCCAATTGTAAGTCGCACTGAACAAGGTGATCCTATTGTGAAAGAAGTTGTTCAATATGAATTACCTTATCTTAAAGAAGAGATTATGGCAATTTTTCAGTATCTTAAGGACAACAAACAGGACATATTAAACTTTTCAAAAAACAAGAATAATGATTAAGTTATTTGACATACAAAACAGTGTAATAGTACCAACTGAACACTGTTACACACTTAAAGCATTGAAAGATATTATGGATAATTACCCTGATGAGTATCTCAAAATATACCAGTATCTTTTTTATATGACTTGCCCTAATCCAGATGTTAATCCATTTTTTGATGTACGTGAACATGAAAAAGAAGAACTTATACTTACTCAGTTACAAGCAGAATTTTCTACTGAGGATGAAGATATATATATTGCTTTGGAGTTTTGCAAAAAGCTTTATGAAACACCTACGTATAGGGCTTACATGGGCCTCAAGTCAATGTTGGATCGTCTTGCATATTACATGGAACATACCGCCATTAACCATGGTCGCGATGGTAATATCACAGCGATTGTCAATGCTGCAGCAAAATTTGAGCAAATTCGTGGTTCATTCAAAGGAGCGTATAAAGATCTTATGGAAGAACAGAAAAGCACAGTTAGAGGTGGGCAAAACCTTGCATATGATCAACTCTAAGAATATGGAACAGTTCATGTACAAAATAAAAGTTGAAATGATAACTGGAGAACAGTTATTGCAAAGAGAGTTACCCAGCGTACCTGGCAAAGGAGATTGGATAGAAATTGGTAAAGAAAATTTTGTAGTTAAAAATGTTTCTTGGAATTTTTCTGACAGAAGAACAGTAACTTTATTAGTTGATAGACCAAAGTTTTAGTATGTATAGAGAAGTACCAACATATGATTGCAATACTGAAGAGTGGGGTTATACTGTATTTGACACGCAGAAAGAACTGACTGACTTTGTAGAAAGTATTTTTAAAGAACCAGGTAAATATGATTTTGATGAATCTTCTTTGCTTTTTAACGCTGAAGGAAGAAAGTTCACTAAAAACAAAGTGTATTGTTTGGCTCCTGAACGTTCCAAAGATTTTGTAGAATACTGGAATACAGAAAAAGAAAAATGCAGAGCTGGTGTTATTTTTAAAAATAATGGTAAGACTTGGTATCTTCCACGTGACTATTACATGTGGTTAAACTTTTTACCAATCTACAATAAAGAGGTAAACAGATTTACATTTGCTGACGTGCGTGATGCACAATATCATATGGCCTTATATGAAGAACTAGCACAGTTAAAGAATAAACATGCTGCCATTCTAAAGAAACGTCAGATTGCATCATCATACTATCATGCAGGTAAAATCATTAATCTATTCTATTTTGAAGAAGGTTCTGTTTCTAAGATGGCTGGATCACTTAAAGACTACATCAATGAGAAAGGTACATGGCGTTTTCTTGAGGAGTATCGTAACTTTCTTAACAAACATACAGCATGGTATCGTCCATGTAATCCAGACAAGGTTCTTAACTGGGAACAAAAAGCTGAAACAACACAAGGTGGTAGAAAGGTTGACGTTGGTTTAAAGTCAGTTATATTTGGACTTGTACTTGAAAAAGATCCAACAAATGGTGTTGGGGGTCCTTGTACTTTATTCTTTCATGAAGAAGCAGGGATTGCTCCAAAAATGAGCACTACTTTAGAATACTTACTACCAGCCATGAAATCAGGTATGATGTATACTGGTATGTTTGTGGTTGCAGGATCTGTTGGTGACTTAGATCAATGTGAGCCACTTAAAGATTTAATTCTTAATCCAGATTCAAAAGATGTATTAGCAGTTGACACAGATCTTTTAGACGATAAGGGTACAAGAGGTTTGTGTGGATTATTTATTCCAGAACAGTGGTCAATGCTTCCATGTATTGATGACTATGGTAATTCACAAGTAGAAAAGGCTATTGAAATGATTCTTGCAGAACGTGAGGATTGGAAGAAAAAACTAAAACCAGAAGATTACAGACTGCGTATTTCTCAGAAACCAATCAACATAAAAGAAGCATTTGACTATAGAAAAGAAGCTAGATTTCCAGAACATCTTGTATCTCAACAGATTAGACGTATTGAGGATAAAGAATATCCAACTGAATATGTAGATTTGATTTGGGAAGATGACAAGATTGTACAAAAGTTAACACGCAAGTTACCCATCATGGAGTTTCCAATATCTCCAAAGACAGAAAACAAGGAAGGTGCAATTATCATTTATGAAAAACCTATAGAGAATCCTAAATTTGGAACCTATTATGCATCTATTGACCCTGTTTCTGAGGGTAAAACAACCACATCTGAATCATTATGTTCTATCTTTGTTTATAAAACACCACAAGAAGTGAAGATACATAAAAAAGATGGCACAGTTGAAATGAGACTAGAACGCGATAAGATTGTTGCTGCATGGTGTGGACGTTTTGATGACTTAAAAAAAACGCACGAGCGTCTTGAACTTATCATAGAATACTATAATGCTTGGACAATAGTGGAAAACAATGTCCATTTATTTATTCAGTATATGATATCAAAACGCAAGCAGAAATATCTTGTACCAAAAAGTCAAATCATGTTTCTTAAAGAACTTGGTAGCAATAACAATGTGTTCCAAGAATATGGTTGGAAGAATACTGGTACACTTTTCAAATCAAATTTGGTATCTTATGCTATTCAGTTTCTTGAAGAAGAGATTGATGTACAAACAAAACCTGATGGAACTATAACCAAAGTGACGTATGGTGTTGAACGAATACCTGATTTGATGCTTTTGAAAGAAATGCAAGCATATAGAGATGGACTTAATGTTGACCGTTTGGTTGCATTTTGTGCATTGGTGGCATTTGCAAAAGTACAAGAATCAAATAGAGGATTTTCCAAACGTACAGAACATGAGGACACTAAACATTTGGAAAATAAAAATAAAAATAGTAACTTATTTATGAGTCCATTTCGTCATATTGGAGCTACTGCACCTAAAGCAGAATCTCCTCTTATGAAGAAACCTAGGAATCCATTTAAAAACATGAGATAATATGCAAGTATTTAATGCACTGCAACTTAAGAATGGGGCAAAAGCTGACGTCAACAAGATGGGTACGTTTACTCAACCTGTACAATTTTTAAGAGCACAAGACAAAGACGAAGCATGGGGTGCTTGGAACATGGACTGGTATGAGATGCAAGGTCTTAAACAAATACGCAGAAACGCAAGAAGATTGCTAAAAAACTATAAGTTGGCTAATGGTATTATTGACAAGACAGATTACATTGTTGAGGAAGATAACGACATGGCAGAACTTATTGATGTTCTAACAAAAGAAGATACATCAGCATTTGAATTAAAGTTCTTTCCTATAATACCAAACGTTATCAATGTTATGGTAGGTGAGTTTGCAAAGCGTAATGATAAAATCATGTACAGATCAGTAGATGATACATCATACAACGAAATGCTTGAACAGAAAAGAGCAATGCTTGAAGAATCACTTTTGGCAAGTGCTGAAATGAAAATGAAAGCAAAGATTGATAGCATGGGTCTTGATCCAAACAATGAAGAGCATGCTCAACAAATCCAACAAATGAGTTCTCCTGAAGCCATCAAAAGTCTTCCAGAGATAGAAGAGTTTTTTAAAAAGAACTACAAGTCATTAGTAGAAGAATGGGCAGGTCATCAGCATAATGTTGATGAAGAACGTTTTAACATGAAAGAACTTGAAACACTTGCTTTTAGAGATAGTTTGATTGCAGATAGAGAGTTTTGGCATTATAACATGTTAGAAGATGACTATGAACTTGAAGTTTGGAATCCTGTTATTACGTTCTACCACAAATCTCCTGGAGCACGTTATATTTCTCAATCAAACTGGGCAGGTAAAATTGATTTGATGACGCCTGCTGATGTTATTGATAAGTATGGATATCAAATGACTGGTGAGCAATTAAAAAGTCTTGAAGCAATATACCCTGTAAAATCTGCTGGATACATTTTACCTGGAGTTCAAAATGATGGTTCATTCTACGATGCTACGCGCTCGCATGAATGGAATGTTGATGGTCCTTCATTAGGAATGCGTCAATTCACATCATACAGAGATACTGTTAATAGCACTGGTGATGATATTATATTAAAGATTCTTGCTGAGTCAGAAGACCTTATGGACTTTGATAATACAGGTCTTCTACGCGTAACAACAGGTTATTGGAAGTCTCAGAGAATGGTTGGGCATTTAACAAGAATAGATGAGATGGGTATGCTTGTTGACATGATAGTTGATGAGAATTATAAAGTCACTGAGAAACCAGTTTATGACACAACAGTCATTAAAAGAAAATCTCGCGAAACACTCATACTTGGTGAGCATGTTGACTGGATTTGGATTAATCAAACTTGGGGTGGTGTAAAAATAGGACCTAATAGACCAACATTTTATGGTAATACAGATAATCTAAACTTCTCTCCAATATACTTAAATGTAGCACCTACAAAGTTTCAATTTAAAGGTGACTTTACATTATATGGTTGCAAACTCCCTGTTGAAGGAGCAGTATACTCAGATAGAAATACAAAATCACGATCACTGGTTGATAAGATGAAACCATATCAAATTGGTTATAATCTGGTTAACAATCAGATAGCTGATATCCTTATTGATGAGTTAGGTACTGTTATCTTATTAGATCAAAATGCATTGCCACGTCATTCTGCTGGCGAAGACTGGGGCCATGGTAATTTTGGAAAAGCATATGTAGCAATGAAAAACTTTGGCATTTTACCATTGGATACTTCAATTACAAATACAGAAAATGCATTAAACTTCC